GTCGTAGTCGAGGTAGTGGTGGTTGTTTCGACAGGGGTGCCGTTCACCTCCACCTCATACGACACCCCATACCATGCGTCAGGATTACCGCAACACACCCCAGCTCGCAGCCGATACGAACCGGCCTGCACCGGCACACTCAACCACGAATCCAAACCAAACCAGTCATCATTCGCGGCGACCACACCACCGGCTTCGTCATACAACCAAAGCATTGAATCAATGCCGTTGTTGATCGCGTACGCCCGAACCTCCAACACAGTCGGCTCATCAAACGTAAACCAATAGTCAGTCGGGCCAACCACCGGCAGGCGACCTGACGCAGACGCGTTACCAGCAGCAAGCAAAAAAATGCCGAGAAACGGCACGATGCGCCACAGGCGCGTCACTTAGAAGCGAAAGCCTTACTGATCGCATCCAAGATTTCCTTGAACGCAGCATCCACTTTCGCCGGATCGTCAGCCATAGCGGGTGCGATCTCATAGTGAACCCACCCGGCACCGGGCGAACCGATCGTCGGCTTGTCGTACACTTTCCATGCGGCACGATCACATCGCCAACCGGCACCATGCTTACCGGGCTTGACACGGTTGCCGTAATCATGGATTTCTTCGATCATCAGCTTTTCGTTGTTGGCTTCTAGGAAGTTGATTGCGTCAACGATTTGCTTGTCGTTGCCACCTAGATCGCAGGCCCGCCATGTTGCGTGAACGGACAGCCCGCTACCGCCTCGTACGGGACGGTTGGCGTAGATGCCGAGGTTCTTCATGCCGAACAGGAACACCATGTATTCCTGAAACTTCTTTGTGCCGGGTCGAGCGGAGGGTGTCGGGTCGCTGTTACCTGTATACGGGCGGCTCATGCTGGGTTCTCTTTCTGATGATCTGGATAATGAATGTTGCCTTCTTCCAAAGAAGCCACAATTGCTGATGCCCACAGGTGAGCGTTTTCGCTGGTGTCCCATGGGCCGGGGCGATCGACCTCAATGCCGTTGATGGTGACGATCACATGGTTGTCGGGGGTGACGGTTGCGAGGTAGGTGTTCATCGGATGCTCGGTGTTCCGGACGAATGACATACGCCCAACTGACCCTGTGGGCTTCTAGCGGACCATGTAATGCCGTCTGTAGATGTTTGGCCGGGTAGCACCATTCGGCCAGCGTCGTCTGACGCTGTGTAAGAGAACATCACCCCGCTGGTTGCCGCGGCTGCCCGGTTTGTCCATGTGGTGCCGTTAGCCGAGGATTGGACATCGAAAGATAGTGTGCCGTCGTAGCAGGCCGCCGCCGCCACCGTGCTGTTACAGGTGACTCGGAATCCTCCGGCCGCTGAGATGTTGATAGCGGATGTTCGAGCAGTCCATGTAAGTCCGTCGGTACTTGAGGCGAGAGCGTTAGTGGTTCCGGCGTCTGATCCGGCGATCCAGATGGATTGACCTTTGAAGTAGATCATTCCGCCAACGTTCGTCAGCGTTGAGGTGCGTGATGTCCAAGTGCCGGTTGGGTCGGTCGCTGTATACATGGTTCCAGTGGCAGTTGCGATAATCCACAGTCCGTTACCCCATGAAACTCGGGTGACGTTGCCGGTAATGCCAGTCGTCTTTTGGGTCCATGTTGTGCCGTCGGTCGAGTATGCGACCTTGGCATTGTCGCCGACAGCGACCCAATAACCGTTGCCGTAGGCAACCTCGGAGATGGTGTCTCCAGCATTGAAACTGCTCGTGCGTTGCGTCCAAGTGATGCCATCGGGTGACGAGGCCAACTTGCCTGATGCTCCGACGGCGACATAAAGACTTGTTCCGTTTGAAGCAACGCTGACGATATTCGTCGAACCGAAAGACGAGGTTCTACTAGTCCAACTACCGTCAGCAAACGTCGTTGATGTTGAGGTATACAGTTCGCCGTTACTACCGGCGCTGACCCACTGATAGGGCAGAGCTTTTTTCCTTCCAGTCAAAGTGCTGAGAGCAGAAGCATTAGCACGCGTAGCAATAAGCGGCATCAGTTATCTCACTTGAACTGAGTCTGCGAAGCAAACACCGTGAATGTGGCCGACGCAGTTTTGACAATCGTAAACGTATACAAATCAATCGACGAAGCATTGCCCGCAGTCGGCGCAGAACCGCCCGACCATTTCGGAGTAACCGACGAACCATCAACCTGAAACGCCGATGCGTAATACGCCGTCGTACCCTGAGTCACCGCAAACGCAACCGTAATCGAATCATTCGTCGCCAACGTATCATTCAACGTCGTACCGCTGTTGCCACGGAAGTTGAACGTCCAGTTCGCTGACGCGTTACTGGTGTAATACCACGCTGACGCGGTAAGAACATCCATGTTCACGGTGCCGGTCGCAGCGGTGGCCGACACATTCCATGTTTCCTCAGTCTCCACCAACACCGCACCCGAAATGCTAGGAGAAGTCAACGTCTTATTCGTCAACGTGTCCGTCGTCGCCCGACCAACAAGAGTGTCCGTTGAAGTCGGCAACGTCAATGTTCCTGTGTTGCTGATCGTCGAAATCACCGGGCTGGTCAACGTCTTATTGGTGAGGGTGTCGGTGGTGGCGCGGCCAACCAGCGTGTCAGTAGAAGTCGGCAGGGTAAGAGTGCCGGTATTGCTGATAGACGAAATGATCGGGCTGGTCAAATTCAAACCAGCAAGAGTGGCCGACCATTTGATGCCGTTCGTCTGAGCAGAATCAGCAACCAGAACCGCATTGTTAGAACCGACCCCGGTACGGGCATAATCCGTACCCGTATGCGTCAGAAGATCGCCCTTCGTGGTCAAGGTCGAAGCAACAGCGTTCGCCTCATCCGCATCAACCGCCGTAAACACCGGATAAATAGTCGCCCCAGAAGCATGAGCCGCAGCCGTCGTACCATCCACCCCACGCGTCACAACATCCAACGTCGTCGAAGTAGACGTAGACCGAGTAACCAGAATCTTCTCCTCCGAAGCTGTCCCCGGAGAAACCACCACATAAAACGGCTTAGCCGCATCATACGGCCAACCCGTATACGCCGCGATAGTCGTACTCGTACCATTAGAAGCCAAAGCCCCCGTGATAGTGGTAGCCGCAGCACCACCGGCATATGTCCTGCGTGTGTAAGCCATCGCTATCCTTTATTCAATCGATCTTGCCGTAACAATTGCCGTACCCTGCCACTCCCAACCGCTGTTGAGAGCTTCCATCGGTACCCATTCTACATTCTCCACGATCACTTCAAAGGAGTCGTGACCTTCCTGATAGGAGACCACCTCCGAATCCTGTACGAGTGACTCCAAGAAGGTGCGTTCGTCAATCACATCTTGGTAGTACTCGCGTCCTCGGACGTTCAGTTTGTTGTGCAGGATGATCGGGATGGAAAACACGCGAGCGCGGGTGGGGGCGGCGTATGCGCGTGCCTGCCAACGGGTGACGGTCGGGCCGGTCGTTGTCGCTGACGCTGATCGAGCCAACACAAGTTTGACTGCCACATCGGAGAACCCGACCTGCTCACACGGAACAGTCTTGTCGGTGGTACCCGCGACTTGCATGGCAGTCTGGGCGGTGTACCCCGACGAATCATGGTTCAAATAGGGGGTGACCGTACCGGCCAACGGGAGGGTGCGGAGATCAAAACGGGGGAGGAACTTGCGGTCGGGGACACCCCAACGATATGTGCCAGCCTCGATATAGCCCTCAGCACACAAGTCAGAAGATTCCGCATACAACCCTTGACCGGAAACCGAGAACACTCGGCCTCCCTGCCAGTTGGCGACACCCAACACGTCACCCTGAGTGGAAGCCATCAGATCGGAGGCATAGGCGGGTTCGTTTACGCCATTCAACTCGGAGATGTCCATACGACCCAAACCGGTAGAGGTGCCATCAAAATTTGACCAGCCGTACCAGATGTACCTGCCGTCACCAGAGGCGGCATACACCGAGGTGGTGGTTTCCAAAATTGGGCCGACCAACAGGTTGCCATCAGTATCTGAGGTGCAGAACCGGATGCCCTTACTGGTGCCGATAACGATGTACGACAGGTAGCCGTACAGGGCGTGGATTATTTCACCCTGTGGTAGTTCGGCGGCCTGCACAGGAACATCAAGAGAGGTTCCGTCAGCCTTGATTTGGGTGCGGTAGATCAGCGAGATGCCACCCGCGTAGCCGCCAACATAGATGTGCTGTTGACCGCCCGCCGCCCCAACCCAGTTGAACTTGGTGTTCGGATGCGTGTACAGGACAGCCGGGTTATTACCAGACTGCGTAATGTTCCACAGTTTGTAACTATCGGTGCTTGTGTAACCGAAAGCCATCAAACGGCCTTTGACGTACTGCAACTGGTTCCATTCGTGGCCGGTCGCATACGACGCGGCAGCCGACGTACTCGTATCAGTCTTGTAAATACCGTTCCCTGAGAACGAAATCCACACATTGAACCCGTCAGTTGTCAACCCGTTGATTGTCGCAGCCGGAGTACCCGTCACCGTCGTGTAACTCGACAAGTCTGTGGTGTACTTCAACGTCTGACCATCCGACAAATACAAGCGATTGTCGGCAACACAAATACGAACATTCGCGTTAGACGAGTTGTACACCTTGCTGGTCGTTGGAAGAAGTTTCAGTTCGCCTTTTGTCCACGGATCAACACCCTTACTCGCCCAAAACCGGTAATCCTGTGCGTCGCCAGTATCCGCATACTGCTGACCGGAACCCTTATGCCATGATGCCTGCGCACGTCGCCACAACCCCTGAGGGCTGATCGCCGCCTCACCCGGCAACGCCGACTGATCAACCGAATCACGAACACGCGGCTCAAACGCACGACCAAACCGACCGGACTTCACATCCACCATGTATGCGTGACCAGCCAACGCGATCGGAAACACATCAGGGACAAGCGACGTAGAACCCTTACCCGTATAGTAGGAGGGGCCACCCGTATAGGGTGTCGTGAAATCAATCAGGCCGGTGACAGCCATCCGCTACTTCCTGATACGAAGCGGATATTGACGTGCAAGACGAGCAGCCTCAGCAGTCACACGATCTCGACGCAACCGCAACAGGTTCGTCACCGAGTTCCCCATCGCACCAGCAGGCACCTCATCAGCACGACGAGTGTCACCTTGCGACTCAATAAAGTTACGCTTCACCTCACGACCGGCAAGCAATCTGATCTGCGCACCCAACACCAACAAATCTTCCAGCTCGGCACCAGCCCCAACCGACGTGCCAGTAGTGGCTTCGCTCGTAAACGAACCATACGGAGCCTTATAGAGGACACGTACCGTACCGGAACGCACATCATCATCGAACGCCAACACGAACCCCGACGCAAAATCGGTGGTGGGCATATTGCGCATGAACCGCACATTCCGAATGATCGGATAATCGTCACTCAAATAGCGCAGGCGGGCCTCATAGAAATCAATCACGTCGGTAACACCAGTCAGGTTCACCATACGATCCGACCCGTTATATGACAGGTCAACCGTTTTCATCTGATACAGGCCGTTCACCGGGGATGACAGGTCTGCTAGTTCCGCGTTCAACGCTGTCAACACCATGCTCCGAGGGAACTTCGGGTTGACTGTGACCACCGCGCCGGACGTGTGAGACGCTGCGCTTGTTCCTCCGTATCCACGTTCGACGGTCAAAGTTTTGCTGGTCTGCGTTGCGTCCCAAATGTAAAACAGTTCCGAATCAATTTCGCATACGGTTTGTGTGCGAAGGCTACCTAGATCATAGGTGAGGCTAATCGTTGTGTCTGACGTGTTGAGAGACGCAGCAGTTTTGTTGCGTTCTTCAACGGTGCCAGCCAACAACGGTTGGATAACCCGATCGATAAGGTTGCCTGCGGTGGTCACTTAGCGGGCTTCTTCGGCTTCTTGCTAGGGGAACTGGGGGTGGTGATAACGCCGGGGGGTGTCGGCTTCTTCGGGCCGATCGGCATTGGGGTCGGAGGCTTCGGCTTACCTTGCTTCTTCTTATACATCACTTACCTCCTGCGGTCTTGGGGTCGGTATACAGAATCTTCGACAGAACACCAGTCCGATCAGGTGCGCCGTACTCGGCCACACATTCGGTTTCGTCCTCATGCTGCTCATGCATGGACTCACCGTTGTATCCGTTGCCTTTCCGCTTTTTCATGTATTCGCCGCCGTACATCATTTCTCGCCTCGTCTCTGCTTGGACAACCCGATCGCAACAGCCTGCTTGCGGGAAGTAACTTTCTTACCTGACGACGACTTCAAAGTTCCAGCCTTGAATTCGCTCATCACCTTCTCAACCTTATTTTTCTTTTTCACTTGTTTCTCCCAGCCCAAGAGTTATCAATCAGATTTGGATACGGACGACCAGCCCGCTTAGCGCGAGCCTGAGCAGCTTTCTTCTGAGCCGGACTCAAAGGCGACGACTTCTTATTCGGATTCGGCTGATCCCAAAACGCTTTCTTCACCATGCTCGACAACTCCAATACCGTGCCGAAGTTTTAGGGCCGGGATTGTCGCAGTTATGACGCGCCCGAAAATTAGCGCGACGACCCGGCTGATCCTTCTTGATTGTCATATTCGGATCACCAAACATGACCCGTTTCACCTGCTCACCAGCCGACACATACACGACAGACTTCTTGCGGCCATACCCCGGTTCGCCCTTACGGATAGGGCGAGGCGAATTCAACGCCACATTTTTCCCTTGATAGACAGCCATACGGGAAAGTATACCCCACAAGCAGGTCAAAGTTCGGTGACCAACCCGCACTCAAACAGATGCATCAACGTCGAAATCGGTACGTAAACCTCTTGATCTTTGACGAGTCGCAGATGGTATTGGCCGACATCGCAGACCGCACTCCTGAGTGCGCGAACCCGTACCTTTCTGCCGCCAGCGTCCAGCCAATCTCCTTGTGGGACGATCCCTCCGGGTGGGAACACGTCTAACAGTTGGCGGGCAGACCTATCCCACGTCCAGTCAAGGGTGGCTTCGAACCGCATCTGCCGTTCCCATAGTGGGGGGCGACCTTTGCCGTATGCGTCACGCATCGCGTCCACGAGCTGATCGTGTTTCGGAACGCACCAGTCGCCTATCTCCTGAAAGTATTGGAGGGACGCTTTGCCCCATTCCCAATCCAACTGGTAGTCGAACAGGTTGGAGAACATGAGGTGGCCGGTGTGGGCGGGGGCGATTACCCGGTTGCCGAGAGCGACGTTTTGGAGGGGGATCATGCCGAACCCCTCGCCGCGGGTGGCGGAAACGAAACAGTCGGCAGACGCATAGAACCGGCGTTCATCTTCCACCGTCATCGTCTGTTTGATCACATGAATATTTGGGCCGAACTCATATGACTTCGGGTCGTCCAACAGGTCGGGGGTGCATTTGATGTAGAGGTCAGCGTCCGGCAGGTTCAGGTCACGGAACGCTTGAATGATCTGTCCGATACCTTTCCGTTTCCACCCTGACCCGCCCGTAACAAACCGGAACCGATCGTTGTCTGGCATCTCGATAGGTGACCAGTCGTCATGGTTGATGCCCAACGGAACAACCGAAATGTTCTCGTGATATGGGGCGAACAGTTCGGCGTTATGGTCACACGGAACAATCACCTTGTCGAACATACGAAGCGTGCGGGTGTATCGTTCCGGCACTTTCGTTGTTTCCCACATGGTGAGACAAGCGGTGCGTTGACCGTCATACCAGCCTTTCACCATGTCCGGGGGAACCGCATACACGGCAGAACCAGCCCGTTCATGCCACACCACATACTTCGATAACGCTTCCCGAAGGCACAAGATCATACGTCCGTAGCCGACGTGAGGTATCTCAACCCCAAACAGATGATAGTTGTTCACACGTGGCCGGACTCAACTTGGAATTCGGTTTTGGCGCGAGCCTCCACTTTGGCGGCACCATCAATCTTCTTCGGTTGCAACCCGTCGTTCCGCAGGCGTTTGTATGCGGCCATGTCTTTATCCCAACGGCGTTCCGTTTCGTTGATCTGATGCGACCTGTTCTTACGGTTCGGCATCGCATCCGACGACACAGCCACATGAGCGATCTTGCAACCGAAACAACCATCAACATCAAGGTTCGGGTGGGTTTCCCTATGTTTCACGTGATGTAACTCCCATATCCGGCTGCGGTCAGATCAGCGGCTTCGTCGCTCGTGATGTCGTACACGTGACCGCCATAGTAGGTGGTGGCAACCAACGTCATGTCAGTTGGCTCGTTCTCAGTATACGTGCCGTCCAACAAGCGGAACACGTTACGGCCACGAGGCAGCGATCCGTAGTGGCGTAGCAGATTGTATGAGCGTCGAACCTGTGGGGTGCGCGGAATATCAACATCAAAATCGGAAAGCGCATGAAAGTTGTCGGTGGGTGGTTGAAAGGTGGGCATCATGTCACCGTATATCCTGCTGCCACAAGGTCAGCTTTTTCTTCTGCGGAAACGAAATGTTGATGCCCGCCATAATAAACCTTGTTGACGAGCGCAGGGTCAAGCGGGTCGGTGTTGGTGTAGGTGCCGTCGTTCAACCGGAAGATGTTGCGGGCGCGACTACCACGTTCCAGTTTGCCGAGGAACCATGCTGACGGCGCGGGGTCGGCGTATTCGGCCCACGGGAACTGGTCGTCGGCAGGCGGTCGGAACACAAACGACTTGACCCATGTCGCATTGCTTTGCGTACCTTGCCCGGTGCCGGTGGCGGTGGCAGTAAACCGGCGTGACCCGACAGCCGACGATGTTCCTTCACCTGTGCCGGTGGCGGTAACCAGAACAATCCGCAACCCAGTCGCCACACTCGTACCGGCCCCGCTACCAGAAGCGTCTCTAAACCGCTTAGAAAGCCCTGTGGCGGTCGCTGAGCCGGTTCCCGCACCCGAAGCCTGCCGATTGTTGGATTTGCCACCAGAAGCCGTTTGAGAGCCAGTACCGGAACCTGTGGCGGTGCGAGGCGCAATATGTTTCCCAACCGCCGACTCGGTACCGGCCCCCGACCCGGAGATCGTACGAGGCACAACCCGCAACCCGACCGCCGACTGAGTGCCAGCACCCGACCCAGTAGCGGTGCGCTGATGCAAGATAGAACCCGGCACCACATTCGGCGTAGCCGACGACGACCCCGTACCAGAGCCGGTAGCAGATCGGACAACAACCCGCACCCCAACAGCAGACTCCGTACCAGCACCCGACCCGGTAGCAGACCGAGCCAACACCTTGATACCAACAGCCGACTCGCTACCCGCACCCGACCCAGAAGCCGAAACAGGAACAGTATTGAACCCAACATAAAACCGTGGGCCGCCCGCAAACGCGAACGTAAAATCGGTGAGCTGATCTAAACGGGAGTCAGGCACCCCGCCCCCTTATCAGTCGAGCGACAACGTAAGGGAAGTGATCTGAAACGTATCGCCAGCAGTCACAGCAGCCGACGACGACAACGCGCCAGTCCAAATACAATTACCAGCAGTCGAGTTATCCCACATCGACCAATGCGAATACGTTTCCGTCGTAGAAACATTCGTCCACTCAACCGTAGCCGACGCAGAAATACTGCCCGACGAAGCCGCCGAAAACGTCACGGCCTTACGAGTCGTTTCCGCAGCCGCGTTAGACGTACCCGCTTCCCCCGCATCCCCCAAATGCAACTTCAAATATACGCCAGAAGGAGCAGTCCACGACGCAGTACCCGTCGCATGATCCAGAATCTTCAACTCCGCGTAATTTGAAATACTCATGTCAATCCTCTAACGACGAAGGGTCGGGGCAAGGCACATTGTACCCTACCCCGACCCCTCAATTCGGAGTCACTCAGGCGAGCGACGAAGCCGACTCAACACGACGCAGCGAAGCCTCACGGAACCGCGAGTAGCCGCCGAGCCAGTACCAACCAATCGGCTGCAAACGAGCCAACGTGTCAGTCACCGGGCCACGAACGATCTTCGGCACCGAGCCGTTACCATCCGTGATCGAGTGAGCCTTAGCGAGAGCCTGACGGCCCATGATGTGCGTGCAGTACACCTCAATCGTGCCGGTCGAACCGGAACCGTTCGAAGCGTTCTCAAACACCTTCGCACGCGGAGTCTCAATGAAACGGACACCTTCGAAGGCACCGATCTCACCGTTGTAAATCTCCATCGTGTCCTGATACACGTGCGGGTCACGCCACGACGCGGCACCGGTCTCACGACGAAGGTCGTACGACACGTCCGGGTGGATGAAGCCCATGTACAGGCCGTTGAACGAGGCAGCGTTCGCCTTACGCAACTGGGCGGTCACCTTGCGAATATCGTTCGCTTCGATGATGTCAGTAGCGGTGACGGTGGTACGGCTCGTCGGGGTGGACGAACCGCCACCGCCGTAGATCACGTTGGTTCCACCAGCAAGCACGTCACGGACGACCTGATCGATGGAGTCACCAGCGTTGTAGCCGACCACGTTCGCGGCCACCGTGTCAACGTCAAGGAACGAGGTTCCACGAAGCTTGGCGGTGGTGATAACTGCATTACCGTACTCAGCGAGAGTGACGGTGACCTGCGAATCCGACAGAGCGACCGCAGTCACATCGGTCGTTTCCGACAGGGTGGAAGTTGCTGCGCTCAGATCGTTGAAGATCGTGAACGTGACACCCGAACCGGGCATCGCTTGGGCGGTGGGCTGAACATCGGCAGCCTGATCGAAAAGCAGTTCGCTACGAAGCGCGAAGTACGCGAGCCGATCAAATGCAACCTGATCAACTGACACCGCAGAGGTATCGGTATAAGCCATTGGGGGTTACTCCTTGTTGTGGTTTCCCCCCAACCGGACGGTCAGAGGGAGGCTTGGGTTTGACGGATTTCGGCCAACAACGACTCAACCTCAGAAGGCGACTTCGCCTTACCGATTCGAGTCACCCAATCCACCGGAGCTTCACCTGCCGTGTTGCCGGTCGCAGCCTGCGCAGTACGATCCCACGCTTTCGCTTCGGCAGCAGCCTGTGTAGCCCGCTGATCTTGGATGATTTGGGCTTCAATCGCTGCTTGCCTGATCGCGTCGGGTGTGAGGTCTCCGTCGTAACCCTTCATAAAGTATTTGGCGACGGGAAGGTTCGGATCAACTCCGGCTTCCACGAAAGCCAACTTTCGGGCGGCGGCAGAGGCTTCTTCGGCCTTTGCTTTCAGGGCAGCGTTTTCAGCTTCCAACTGCTTCATGCGCTCGCGAAGCGGATTGCGGTCAGAATGCTGACTTTCTTCGAAGTCCACGCTGTCGTCCATATGTACACTCCTTTGCCCAAGCCGACCACGGAGGCATGACCGGCTGCTGCTTACTCCCCTTGTGGGGGTTCCTGCCTATTGGCATCAGGTCAAGTATACACAACTGTTTGTCGTGTACAAGTATCTGTGCTTATTGGAGTCCGGTGACGGTGCCACCTTGACCGGCGAAACCGCCTCCTTGTTCGAAGATGGCTTGCCGTTCGCGTTGCCTCTGTCGGATGCGCTGTTGGGCGGCGGCTGACTGTCCGAAGATTCCGGCGATCTGTTCGTCTTGTGCGATACCAGTTTCGGTGGTACCAGCCAACGGGCCGAATAGTTCTTGGCTGGCGGCGATTGTTTGGAATCCGGCTTGTGCTTCCTGCTGAGTGACCCCAGCGGTGGCGAGCTGTTCTGCTTGCATCGCCGTAATTTCCTGTCCGGCTTGCAACTGGGCTTGACCAGCGATCTGTGCTGATTGTGCCTGTCGAAGCAGATAGGGGGTGGTGCGTTCCGGGTCAATGAAGTAGGCGGCTAGTTCACCTTCGGATACTCCGTAGAGGCGGCGCATCTGGTTCACCACTTCCGGGTTGGACTGAGCAACCGCTGAGTAGCCTTCGTTGATACGAGATGACAGTTCCGCAACGGACACGTCGTTACCGATCAAGGTTGCGAGATCGTCCGGCTGATCAAACAGTTCCATAGGAATCGCAGCGGTACGCATCACCTGACGGTACGCGTTCTCCAAACCAATGTACTCGGCCTCAGACGGTACGTTCAACCCGGCAGCACGACGCATCCCAATACCCTTGAACCGGGTCTTGTATTCCTCGGTCTGTCGAATCTTCCCGATCAACATATCGGGCGACACCACATCTTCCTTGAACACCAAATCGGTTACGAACTGAGTGAGCGACCCTAAACCGTATTGGGTGAGAAGGTTCTGGATGACACCGTTAGCGGATTCGCGTGCCTCTTGACGGGCCTGTTCAGCCTGAGCCGCCTGCTGTTCCTGCAAAAATTGTAAGTACGCATCCTGCGAACCTTGTTCAGCGGGAGTTTCCGCAACAGGTGCCTGCTCAGCGGGCGGCTGATCACCCAACAAATATGATCCGGCGGCAACACCACGATCGCGGCGACGACGCGCACGTTCCTCATTCTGACGTGCTTCCTCCTCGGCCTGCTGAGCCGTAATCTCACCGCGTGTCTGACGACCATAAATATCGAGAGCTTTCTTCTGCTCCCGTTCCGGCATATCCGCATAATCAATAGCCATCAGCCTGCTCCAAACATCCGGGCCAAATCATTAGCCACCTGATACGCCTTATTCCTCGCACTATCCGTATACTCGTAACCGAACGACGGGGTAGTGCGCAAATAGTCAGCCCATTCACCAAACGACATCTGCGACTGCACACCCTTATCGTCCTTGATCGTAAACGCAGCCGCCCACTTCGGATCAGTAAAATCAACCTGCGACGACGGAATCTCCAAAATGTTTGATGCGACCTGCGCATACGGATCAGTCATCTGCTGGAATGTCAAACCACGATCAAACCCACCCGCCAGCGACGGATACAGGTTCTTGGAGAGGTCACGCACATACGCTTGGAACGAAGCCTCGTTCTCTTGGCCGGTCGCCAACTTAGAAATCCATTGGTTCGCCACCGTGTCCGACAACGGAATACCGTAGTTTGATGCGATCGCTTTCACGGTTTGCCCGTAATAGCCTTGACGCAACTGTGATACACCGGACTGGCTGCGCAACGCCTCCATGCCGACAGCGTTCGTCAACACTTCCTCAGACCAACCGAACTTCAACGAATCCTCAGCCAGCCGGGACAGCGACGCGTCGTCGATACGAAGTCCTAATGTGAGCGACTGGTTGCGTAGATCAGCGACACGGTTATCAACCTGAGTTTGCAGAGTGGCAGGGTCGCGGGTTTTCTGTTCTTCCCACGCACGCGCCGAAGCGGTCGTGGTACGCCACCAAGTTGTTTGCTCCAACTGGTATTGGAACTTGTCGTCAGACCAGCCACCCGACATCGCCTCGCCAATAAGTTGACGTAACTCGGGGATGTTCTTGATCACTTCGTAGTACCCGCCATACAACTCGATAGCGGCTTTCTCCCAGTCGGGAGGGGTGGTTGGGGTTTGCGATGCGAGCCATGCAAAGTCAATACCTGCGGGCAGGGTGACGGTTTCGCCGGACGGAAGTGTTCCGGTGACAGATCCATCAGCAGCAGGCTGACCACCAGCAGCAGGAGTCGTAACAGTCGCGGGTTGCTCGGCAACGGGAGTCGTCAACTGTTCAGTCGGTGTCGCAGCAGGACGCTGACCTTGCGGGCCGAACACCGTCTGCACAACATTCTCGCCAGCAGGCTTATTCCCAGCCAACGCACCAAAATCAATACCTTCCGGCAACGTCACATTTGCCACCAAACCAGCCTGCGCCGGAGCAACCGGCTGAACAGGAGCAGCCGGTGTAGCAGGAACAGCGGGGCCGGGCGCACCCTGCTTGCGAGCAGAATCAACCGACACCAACTGAATCGCCGGAGGAACAACAACCCCCAACTTACCGGCCTCAATATCATTCAACGCTGCGCGAAGTCGAGCCTCATTCGCCTTGAACAAAGTAATCCATGTTGAAAGATTGTCGCGCTCAGGAACAGTCTTGGCATTAGCAAACGCCTTCTCTAAATCCTTGCGGCGAGACTCAACAGAATTCAAATCCAACTGAACCTGTTGGGCGCGTTGCGTCCGTTCAGTTTTAGAAGCAGATTCAGCGGCAGTAACCTGACTTGGGGTCGGCTGAGTTGCCTTCTCTAACTTTGCGATCTCTTTCTGAGTTTTAGAAATCTGATCTTGGAAACCCTTTTGCGTATAGTCAGTTCCCTCAAACTTGTAGACACCATTGACGGCCTTGACCTTGTTCAACCGTTCCAGTCGAACGCGAAGTTCTTTCAGCCGTTCACGATCCTGTTCACCAGCCATTAGCGTCCTCCGGTTGTCGCACTAAAAATGCGGTTCATCAAACCCAAAAACTTGTAGCCATTAGCCTCCGAAGGCGCAACCTGCTGCGCATACTGCTGAGCCATCACATCAGCAGCCGGAGCCTCCGAATACGTACCACCAGCCATAGCCGCCTGCTGTGCCTGCACCTCACGCTGCTGATACGCCGACACAAACTTCGCAGCCTCATCAGTTGTGAACTCTCGACCCAACGTCTGCTTCGCCACCTGATTAGCAACAACCTTCAAATCCTCAGCGGCAGACACACGGAAACGAGGCCGATACCCGCCACCACCGCCACCGAAGTTGGGGAGGTTCTTCTGCATTTCCTGTAACGCCCGACCGGACGTGTAGCCGATGGTGTTGGAGTAGTCCAGCCAACCCTGAATGGCCGTAATATCGTTCGCATAGAAACCGACATCACGCCCACCATAGAAACCCTTTTGCTTCAAGATCGAGAAGATTTGGGCGCGGCGTTCCGGCGACATGGAACCGTAGATGTACTTAGCGTTTTCTTCTGAGGTGTCATATGCGGTCAGGTTCGTCACCTGATTGTTCTCGTCAACAAGATTATTTCCGGTATAAACAGCAGGGACACCCATGCCCCGATTGCCGACAACAACACGTCCGGGCATCGGATACATCTGCTGACCCGTCGCCAACGTGCCAATAGCCGACCCGAAACTAGAAAGAACGTCGCTAATCGACGAACCCTGTCCGGAACCCTGATCCTGATTATCGCTCATCGCAACCCCTACGCATCAATATCGATCTCATTGAACAACACACGATCATACAACCGTTCAAACTGCGGATACTGCTGAATGATCTGATCAGCAGCCGACCGCAACAAACCACGCAAATCCGCAACCTTCTTACCAGCCAACGTCGTAAACCCGCGAGCTTGTGCTTGCATCAACGCCTGATCGCGCAACGTCAAATACTGACGCAACCCGGCAGCAACAGGATTACCGTCCAATAACGGATCGCCAGCCGCACCAATCAACTGTTGAATCTGAGCGGCCTGACGGTTGATATCCACCGGAGTCGTACCGAAACCGGGGAACATCTTGATCAACGCCCCACGCGCCTCACGCAACACCGCCTGCTGATTAGCGTTCGGATTCGGGCCAGCTTGACGAGTCAACGCTCGATACAACGCACGCCCAACCTGCGACTGTGCTTCCTCAATATATTCCGAAGGTTTCAACTTCTCGCGCTTACCAGTCGTCAACTGACGCAAATACACCTGATAATCAAAGTTCTCTCCGACCGGCGCAAAATACCCAGCGACATCCTCATACCGTCCGAACAGCGACTTGTTCTCCCGTTCAAACTGACCGAACTGAGTGGATGCATCCAACCCGCCAACAGTCGCCTTTGACTTCGAAGCCACATACAGGAATGCGTCGTCACCGAACGCATCCAAGAACTTCTCGACAGCCGTATCATAGTTCTCGTCCTGCAACACGCGGAACGCCTTAGAAATCTCACGGGTGTACATATCACCCTTGTAGGTTTCAACCTTGAAATCTACGTCCGGTCGGGTTGGCCCAACAAACTGACCGAGCGCACGCATCATCAGCAAAGTGCGGGCGCGACCAGTTGCATCTTTCTCCAACCGTTCCTGCTCGGCAGGATCAGCAAGATTGTAAGTACCCGTCTGATTCAGGACACGCATCACATCGATCGTGAGATCGCCCAGCAGACGGTCGTTCTCGGGGTCGCGCAACGCTGCGATCAACTTCTGTCCCCATGACGGCACCGGCACCGGCCCCAACGTATAAATATCCGGCTCACCATACGGGGCGATGAACTTCATAATCGCGTCGGCTTCCGGACGGTTGCCGAGAATCTTGGACGCTGCGATCTGAGTGAACGGGCCGACACCGGGCAGGAAGTTGAAACCCATCGTCAATGTTTTAGCGGGGGCAAACATGGTTGTTCCGGGGGTGGCTAAACCGGCAGCCTGCAAACCGGCACCGAGACCGGCACCGCCCAGACCGCCGATAGCGGCACCACCCAAACCACCCAACGCCAAACCGCCCACCGCGCCGATACCACCCAACCCAGACACCAACGGGCCGAGCTGTTTTGAGAACGGATAGTTGAACACGTATTCGCCGGTCACCGGGTCTTTCCAAAAGAAACCTTTGCCGTCGTTGTCGGGGTCGGCGTTCTTCAATCCTTGAACGGTGATACCAACCTTACGGATCGCCTCGGGGTTGGTGGTGGCGATCTTGCCCCATGACGACATGACTTCTGCCCATGCGGAACCGAACGGTGCGACGATACGAAGAATGTCAGCAAAGTTGGATCGTTCGGTGGCGTTGTAGAACAGTCGCTTGGTTTCGTCTAGGGCAAAACCTTTTGCGTACGCATCTAACTGGTCAAGTTCCAGTTTGCCTTTACCGAGAACGGTTTTGCCGGTTACGATATCGCTGAGTTTCGTGGCAAGTTTGCTGTCGCCCACATAGTCGCTCAGCCAGTCAATGTTGAGTACCTTGCCCTCAGCGGAAGCGGCCTTCTGCAAAGTATCACGCAACACGGTGACACCCGTAGAAGTCAGTTCGTCAGCGAGGAAACCAACCTGCTTGTAATAGAACTGACGGAACGCTGGGGACTGCATCAGATAAGCAGACCGACGTGGGTATAGCGACGAGAAGAAGTAGTCGGTGGACTTATTCCAGCCAGCCAACATCCTTCGAACCTGAGGGTTCTTCCCAGCTTCGCCAGCCATTTGCGAACCCTCAATACGATACTTGTATGAGTCTTTCAGTTCTGCGCCGGAATCAATAAGTTTCTGAACTTCATCATCCCATTCGCGCGCATA